AAGCTGTGCAACAACAAAATATACAAGCTCAATCTCAGGCTAACGCTCAAGCGCAACAAGCTGCCGCTCAAGCAGAAATACAGAAGAATCAATCTAAAACTCAATCTGAAGCTCAACTTGAACAAACTAAAAATGAATTAAAAATTCAATATTTAAAACAAGAAGCTCAAGTTAAAAAAGATTTAATGCAGTATGAGTTTCAATTAAACTCTCAATTAAAAGGTGCTGAAAGAGAAAACAAAATTCAAGATGAATCAATGAGAGAAGATAGAAAAGATCAAAGAGTTGATAGACAAGCTGCACATCAAAGAGATATGATAGAGCAAAGAAAACAAGGTGATTCACTTAAAAAGTTTGAATCATCAGGTAATGATATACTAACAGGGGGAGCGAATATGGAGAAATTCGGTCTCTAATTTTTAATATTTTATAAAATTTTATTATGGCAGAAGAAAACAAAGAAGTTGTTGAAGAAACAACTGAAAAGGTTGTCGAGAAAAAAGAAAAACAACCTAGAAATAAAAAAGGTCAATTTAAAAAACAAGAACAATTAGACGAAAACATTATTAAAGTTGACTTAAGTAAAAAATCTACAGAAGAAAAAGTAGAGGAAAAAGTAGAACAACCAACTGAAGAACAAGTTATTGTTGTGAACGAAGAACCCAAAGCTAAAGAAGAAGTTGTTGAAGAAAAAGCAGATAATCAACCAGCTCTTGAAGAGATTACAGATATTGAGGAAATTAAAGAAGAAATAGAAGAAGCTGTAATAGAAGCAAAAACAACAGGTAAACCCTTGCCAGAGAAATTAGAAAAGCTAATGAGGTTTATGGAAGAGACGGGTGGTGATTTAAATGACTACGTAAACTTAAACAGAGATATATCAAGCTTAGATAACTCAGAGGTTTTAGATGAGTTTTATAAAAACACAAAACCTCACTTATCAGCTGAAGAAAGAAATTTTATACTAGAGGAACATTTTAGTTACGATGAAGACGTTGACGAACCTAGAGATATAAAAAGAAAAAAAATAGCCCTCAAAGAGCAAGTTGCCGAGGCTAGAGCCTACCTAGACGGGCAAAAGTCTAAATACTATGAAGAGATCAAAGCTGGGTCAAAGTTGACCGAAGAACAACAAAAAGCTATTGAGTTCTTTAATAGATACAACAAAGAGAATGAAAAGCAGGAAAAACTAAATAAAGCAACTAAGAGCGCGTTTCAACAAAAAACAAACAAAGTATTCAATGATAACTTCAAAGGTTTTGATTATCAAATTGGAGACAAAAAGTTTAGATTTAATGTTAAAGACGTAAACAAAGTAAAGACAACGCAAAGCGATCTTAATAATTTTATTAATAAATTCGTTGGCGATGATAAAGTAAACATCGAGGATGCTGCTGGATATCATAAGTCTTTATTCACGGCCATGAACGCTGATACTATCGCTAAGCATTTTTATGAACAAGGGAAAGCTGATGCTATTAAGGGACAGGTTGCTAAAGACAAAAACATTAATCTTGAACCTAGACAAACTCACGGAGAAGTGAATGTTGATGGAATTAAGGTTAGAGTTTTAGGTGAATCTGCTGATGATTTCAAGTTTAAAATTAAAAAGAAAAATTAACTTAAAAATATATAAATTATGGCAATTACAGGAGGACTTAATTTGAATAGTGTTGCGGCTCCAATACAGCAAACACTATCTACAAATTATATCGATTTTACTGCGACAGCTACGGCTGGCTGGGCGCAACAATACCTGCCTGACTTAATGGAAAAAGAAGCTGAGGTGTTCGGTCCACGGACAATCTCTGGTTTTTTATCTCAAGTTGGAGCGGAAGAGGCTATGACTTCTGACCAAGTAGTTTGGTCTGAACAAGGTAGACTACACTTATCTTATAAGTGTGATATAGATAGTGACCATGTTGTTACTATTCAACAAGATATTGACGGTAATACAGTAACATCACATGGTGTTAGAGTAAACGATACCGTTATTGTCGCTGCACCAACAGGTGTTTACAAAGGAGTAGTAACAAGTATCACTGGTTTAAATGTTACTATTAGAGCTTATGATGGCACTACAATACCAACGGCTGGTAATACCGCTGATTTTGCAACCACTATATTAGTTTATGGTTCTGAATACGCAAAAGGAACTGGTTATTATCAAAATGTTGGTGATGGTGGTAAAACACAAGACAGTAGAACTGCTAACGAACCTACGTTTAAATCTTTTTCAAACAAACCAATTATCTTAAAAGATTACTATGAAGTATCAGGATCTGATGCGTCTAGAATTGGTTGGGTTGAGGTTTCAACAGAAGATGGTAGTAATGGTTATCTTTGGTACTTAAAAGCTGAAGCTGACACAAGAGCTAGATTTAATGATTATTTAGAGATGGCAATGTTAGAAGGTGTTATTGGTTCTGATGCTGCTCATAACTATGGTGGTGGAATAGCAACTACTGGAGCGAATGATGCTGACGCATTCATTGCTGATAACGGTGATGTTATTGGTACACAAGGTTTATTTGACGCTGTTGAAAAAAGAGGTAACGTTACAACTGGTGTTACCGGTGTTAATGCTGCTACTGATTTAGCAGAGTTCGATGCTATTTTAGCTGAATTTGACAAACAAGGTGCTATTGAAGAATACATGATGTTTGTAAATAGAACTACTAGTTTAGCTATGGACGACATGCTTGCTTCAATGAACTCTTATGGAGCTGGAGGTACTTCTTATGGAGTGTTCGACAACGACGAAGATATGGCTTTAAATTTAGGTTTCTCAGGTTTCCGAAGAGGATCTTATGACTTTTATAAGTCTGACTTTAGATACTTAAATGATTTAGCTACAAGAGGTGGTATTAATGCTGTTGCTGGAGCAAACGCTATTAGAGGTGTTATGATACCAGCTGGTATGTCTTCTGTTTATGATCAAACTGTTGGTCAAAGCATGAAACGCCCGTTCTTACATGTTAGATATAGAGCTTCACAAACTGATAATCGAAGAATGAAAACTTGGGTTACTGGTTCTGTTGGAGCTGCTACATCAGCGCTTGATGCAATGCAGTTACATATGTTATCAGAAAGATGTTTAATCACGCAAGGTGCAAACAACTTTATGTTAATGAAGTAAATCAATTTTAAGATTAGAGGAGTGCTTGTCGCTCCTCTTATCTTTATTTATTAATTTTTATTATATTATATTATGGCAAAAAACAAAAAAGAAACTATAGTTAAAGAACCTATAGTTGAAAAAACAGTTGTTGTTGAGGAGCAATCTGAGATTGAGACTCTTAAAACAAAAGTTAAACAAAAAGATACTTGGGAGATAAAAGAAAGAGTTTATCACCTAAAAGGAAGAAATAAACCACTATCTTACTCTATAAGAACATCAAATTTATTTTGGTTTGACAAAGAAAAAGGTTATGAAAGAGAAATTAAATATTGTCAAAATCAAAATTCTTGTTTTGTTGATGAAATGAAAGGTGTTCAAAGATTAGAACATATTGTTTTTAGAAGTGGAAGTTTGTATGTTCCTAAGGAAAAAGTAGTTTTACAAAAGTTTTTATCATTATATCATCCGCATAATGGTAAATTATTTTACGAACACAAACCAGTTGAGATAGCTGAAGATCAAATTGATAGATTAGAATTAGAAGCAGATGCTATATTATTAGCTAGACAAATAGATATAGATATGGCTGAAGCTATCATTAGAGTAGAAAAGGGATCTGAAGTATCTAAGATGAGTTCTAAGGAATTAAAAAGAGATTTATTATTATTTGCTAAAAGAAATCCTAAGTTATTCTTAGAGTTAGCGAATGATGATAATGTTCAACTTAGAAACTTTGGTATAAAAGCTGTTGAAGAAGGTTTGCTAAAGCTATCAAGTGATCAAAGATATTTTGTATGGGGATCAAATGATAGAAAACTAATGACAGTTCCATTTGACGAGCACCCATATTCAGCTTTAGCGCAATGGTTTAAAACTGATGAAGGAATGGAAATATATTCCAATATAGAAAAAAGATTTAATTAATATCTTTTAACTTAATATTAATAGCCACTCATTTTGGGTGGCTATTTTTATTTAGGGGCTAACCTTCCGCTTTATTATGTAACTATAATATAGTAAAATATACTCACAAAAAATAACGAAATGGTAAATATAGATACGGTATATCAAAAGGTTTTAACTCTAGCTAATAAAGAACAGAGAGGTTATGTAACACCTCAGGAATTTAATCTACTAGCTAATAAGGCTCAATTAGACTTATTTAATAACTATTTTCATAATATGAAGACTGGTTATCAAAAACCTTTAAAGAATCAAACAGAAGGTTTTGATGAAATGGAAATGCTTAAGGAAAAGTTAGGGTGGCTAAATAGAACACAAGAAGTTAGTACTGTTTTTGAAACGTGGGGAAATATTAATAAAACAATAGTGTATATACCTTCTGATTGCTACAAAATAGCTTCTATATATTTAAAAGGTGTTGGAGATAGATTGTATGAAGATCCTTTTACAATTGATACTACAAAACAAATAGAAGAAGTTGAAATAAAACAAGTTAGTAGATCGGAGCTGAAACTAATGAATGGAAACTATTTAACTAAACCTAATATAAAAAGACCAGTTGGAGTTCTTTATGATACTGGTCACTTAATGGTAAACTCTAGTGGTGGTGGTGGATCATATCTAGAACTACATCCCGCGGTTGAAATGATGTCATGGTATTATGATAATGGTCTTTCAACAGATGATGATGATTTCGCTAGCTCAACGTTGTGGTCATTGGCGAGTGCAAATGATGCTACTATTAGTGATGTTGGTAAAATAACTGGTGGTATAGACCAAAGCACTACAGAAACTTTAGATTATGTACCAGAGTGGACTGGATTCACAACTTATGGTTCTACTGTTGTTTTTGATTATTATAGAAAACCAATAGATCCACATTGGGGATATGTTGTTGTTAATGGAAAAGCTTTATACAACTCTAATACTAGTGTTAATTTTGATTTACACCCATCTGAAGAAGAGCCATTGGTTATAAGAATACTAGAATTAACTGGGATAACAATACAAAAACCTCAATTGCAACAAGCTGCTATTGTTGATAAATCAAGTACTAAACAAGAACAAAACGATTAATTATGGGATCACTAGATAACCAATCACAACAAAATTACTACACTGGTGTTGGGGAAGATTATGGAAGTTACCAATTCGTAACAATAGATAATATTATATCAGCGTTTATGATAGCGTATGTTGGAGAAGGAAAGTTAATATCAAAGGTAAACAGAACCGACGTTCAATTTCACGCCATGCGTGCTATTCAAGAATTATCATATGATGTCTTTCGTTCAATAAAGTCTCAAGAAATAGAAGTACCTCCTAGTTTAACTATGATTCTACCACAGGATTATGTTAATTATGTTAAAATAGTTAGAAGTGATTCTAATGGTATAGAAAGAGTTTTGTATCCAACGGGTAAAACCTCTAACCCATTTGCTATAACACAAGATACTGATGGGGTTTATCAATATACTAATAGTTCATTAACAGAGCAAGATCCTAGTGACACTTGGACTAATTATCAAGATCAAACAGAGGTTGATCCATACTCTGATGACTCCACTGATCTTGAAATAGACAATAGAGGTAGAAGATATGGATTAGATCCTCAGTACTCTCAATCTAATGGTACGTTCTACATTGATTACACAAGAGGTATGATACATTTTGGTTCAACATTAGCTGGGGAAACAATCACATTAAAATACATTAGCGATGGATTAGGTACTGATGGTGAGATGATTGTACATAAGTTTTGTGAAGAGGCAATATATAAATGGATATCATACGGTATATTATCAACAAGAATAAATGTACCAGAATATGCGGTGCTTAGGTATAAAAAAGAAAAGTTTGCAGAAACTAGAAAAGCAAAAATTAGATTATCTAATATCAAAATGGAAGAGTTTACTCAAATACTTAAAGGATTAAGTAAACCAATAAAATAATTTTACATGGCAGAGATTAAACACACGTTTACCGCTGGAAAAATGAACAAGGATGTAGATGAAAGGCTTGTTCCAAACGGTGAATACAGACATGCGGAAAACATACAAGTTAGAACTACTGACGGTAGTGATTCTGGTGTTATTCAAAATCTTCAAGGTAATATAGAAGTAGGTGCTTCACATTACCAAACATCATACTCTACGGCTGACTACGAAGACGGTGGCTATACTACGTGTGTTGGGTCTATAGCTAATGAAAAATCAGATAAGGCTTACTTTTTTATGGCTAGTCCAGAACCAGATCCTTGGGTAGAAATACTAGATGACACTCTTTGGGAACAAGGACAAAGTAGAGAAAAAATATTTATAGATAGTATAATTGAACAGGATGTTATATCAAATCAAACAGCACCTATTGTTGTTGATGTTCATAATATATTTGACACATATAGTGGATTTTTAGGTGATCTAGCTGTGGCAGCTCCTTATGTAAAAATAGGTGGAAGTACTGAAGATGCTGAATGGGAGACTTTTTGGGGTACTGATCTTTGGGATGTATCCAAATATAGAGTTGGTATGAGGTTTTACGCTATGACCGCTGGTGGAGAACATTTAGTTAAAGAAAATGATGACATAGATGGTGTTAAAATAGTTAAAATTATAAACACAGACTCAAGAAAAGAGATACATTTAGCTACAAGTCAGGAAAGCAATCTTAGTGCAACTACCGATAGTACTGTCGCCGCATGTGCTGTTGTTCATTTTGAGGGAGAAAGAATGCTTGAGTTTAATTTAGATAGAAAAATAACAGGTATAAATATTATAGATAACCTATTATTTTGGACTGACGGTTTTACTGAACCTAAAAAAATAAATATAGATAGGTGTAAAGATGGTACGACGGCTTTTGATAGACATACTAAACTGCGCGTTACTAATCCAGCTGATGGATCTCCTGATACTTATGTTGATATAAATCAACTTGAGGTTTTACCAGATAGCTATTTGAAAAAAGAGCATATAACTGTAATTAAAAAAGCGCCGAAAAAAGCACCTTCACTAACTTTAAATGAAAATTCTAGAGGTAGTACTATAATAACAACTAATATTAATTACAACTTTGTTTCTGATGATTTTACTCCTAATACCCCCGTGGTTGGTAATACTAGAATAATAACACTAAATGGTGCACCTGATTATAGAATAAATGATATTATAATTTTTACTAATATTGAAAATGCTGATAACACTATAGTTAACAAAGGTATTATCACCGAGCAACCATACACGGAAGATGGAAACTTAGTTATAACAATTGAATTAACAACTGTAGATAACGATTTATCTAATGATAATGTTATATGGAAAGTTGATTTAGAACAAGTCAAACCTTTATTTGAATTAACACTGGGTAGATTTGCTTATAGATATAAATACGAGGATAACGAATATTCGTCTTTTTCTCCTTGGTCAGAACTAGCTTTTAAACCAGGAAAATTCATGTACACACCTAGTAAAGGTTATAACATGGGAATGGTTAATAATGTTAGACAGGTTATAATAAAAGATTTCATACCAGATGATACAGTTAGACCAGCGGACGTAAAAGCTGTGGACATACTTTTTAAAACAACATCATCTCCTAATGTTTATGTTATAAAAACTATAACAAGAGAAATAGATTCAGAGTGGGAAGATTTTACTGATGATCCAACGGCTGAATCAAATACAGGTGAACTAACTTTAACGTCAGAAATGATACATAAAGCTGTTGAACAAAAACAGCTATTAAGATCTTGGGATAACGTTCCTAGAAATGCTAAAGCTCAAGAAATAGTTGGTAATAGATTAACGTATGGTAATTACACACAAGGATACCCAATAACAAAAAGTGTAGGACTAAGACAATGGTTAACACAAGAAGACGCTGCATCAGTAGGTACACCAGAGAAATCCATAAAATCTCTTAGAAGTTATAAATTTGGAATAGTGTTTGGTGATAAATACGGTAGAGAAACACCTGTGTTTTCATCTGGATATAGTTATAATGAAAGTGGGGAAATAACCACAGGAGATGTTGTTGCGCCTAAATCATCGGCACATAAAGCAAATCACTTTGTTGTTCAACAAGAGTGGGAGAATCAAATTCCTCCAAGTTGGATTAATTATGTAAAATATTATGTCAAGGAAACATCTAACGAATATTACAACCTAGTAATGGATAGATGGTATAATGCTGAAGATGAAAATATTTGGTTATCATTTCCATCGGTAGATAGAAATAAGGTTGACGAAGAAACTTACTTGGTATTGAAAAATCAACATGGTAGTCAAATACCAGTTCCATCAAAAGCTAGGTATAAAGTTATTGCTATAGAAGATAAAGCACCGGACTACATAAAAACAGATCGTAGAATAATGGGTAGACCTATTTATATACCTAACAATGTTGTTTACGGTGAAATGGGAGGTGCGGATCAGACAGTGTTTTTTGACGCTGATGATTATGCAACAACTGATGGTACTCCATCTGGTTTAGCTGGAACCTCTCAAATAGAATTAGGATGGGAATATTGGGGCTTAAAAGGACCTCAATTAGACGATTTTAAAGGAACTATGAAGTTACGTATTATTGCGAAAGCAGTAACAGGTCAAAGTGGAAATACGTCAGACGGCTTTAGTGGTGGTACTTTAGCTGCTGTAACTTTTAAAAGTCCTTGGAAAACAGTAAGTAAGTTAATTAGAAAAGACATATTAATTGGGGATAATGCTGGAATTCAACTTTGGAGTGCTGGAGTAGAATTAAAAGAACCTTTTACAATGAGTGAAGTAAATGCTCACGCTTGGTTTCTTAACTATGATTTACCCTTTTCCGGCTTTGCTGCTTTAGGTGGTCATCACGATGGAAATGATGACAACTACAATGCTAGAGAGATTAGGTATTTTGTCGAAATGCGAGATGACGTGGTGGAAAATAAACCTGAATTTGATGGTAGATTTTTTGTTAAAGTAGAAAAAGATATAGGTTTAGCAAATGAAGTTCTTCAAGAAGGCAATCAAGATTGGTATCCTGCTGGTAACTTTCCTATAGCCATGATAGCACCTTTTAAACAACATGTAACTGGTGAGAGTCTAGTAAATGTAGATCCGGTTTATAATCCTTACGGTTCTGGTAGCTTAACTGCGTGGGCTGCTCAAAACTCTGATGCAGGTTTTGAATCGGGCTTTAACACTGAGGATTTGGATAAAAAACTATATTGGGGATATGGAAACTCCCAAAACCAATGGAACACATATAGTGGTGGAGGTGCTATTCCCTACAGCAATCTCGCATACTCCCAGGGACAAGGCTTTATAACAAATGATGTTGGACACCCTGCAAATAATAATGGTTGGAATGGAGCTGGTACAGTTGGTCCCTACATGGGGACTTTTGAAGATAATAATTCTGGTAACACGGTGGTTAGAGCAATTCAACCTTATAATTACATATATAGTATAGGGGGTGAATTTGATCCAGATGAAGATTTATACGGAAACGAGGTAGAGAATTTTGGTTTAATGAAACCTGCTATTTGGATTTTTGAACACGAACAAGATGGTGTTGAGGGTTTTTCTAGTGCTTCTTGGACGGGTGATGAAAGTGAATATTGGCAATATGAGCCAGCTGATATGCCTGGTGATTCAGCT